AGTACAGATATAGTGAAACAAACAATCGATTTGAAATTGTCAAGTGGAAAAATTATCAAATATGATATTGGAGACAAACCGTTTACATCAAATTGTGATTATTTAGAATCGTGTCAGTATACGTGCAAACCCAATGTAGATTTAACCATGCTGAACGAAAAAGATAAATCTACCTATCGTAAAGAATATATTGGATTTTCAAACGATAAAATTATTCAAACAATCAAAGAACTCTTTCGCACCAAGTTCGTATATTCTTATGACGATTTGAAACTGCAATTAAATACGCACAATGATTACACTGATTTGCAAATTCGGTATGCTCTAAATATTCTTACAAAGGAAAAAAACGAATTTGTAAAAGACATGTTTAATCGGGTGGGTAAAATCGTTGTTTTTGATTCATATTACATGTTTCAACCAATTGAAACGAATGCTCCTTTAACTTACTTTGAAAGATCAAGACCATTGGATTATAAACCAAAAAGTATTATTATGGACATAGCAAAAATTAAGAATGATGTTACTGTATCTACAGAAAATGTATTTGACAATATGGTGGTTAAATATAACATTACACAAAAACAACCAATAAAGAAACCGAATTTCATGAACTGGTATGAGATTGCTTATTTTGTAATTCCAATCTTTGCTGGAAAAATAAATTTACCGGAAAGTACGGTATTACACTATATTATAGAGCATATGTTTGACTGTTTACATGCAAAAGAAAAACATTTTGTGATGAATGAACTTTTCGTTAAGAACTACCAACATAATGCATTTGATGATCAGCTAAAGTATTTGAAATCATACATAAATAGAGAATATGTGATTCAGTTGAATTCAACAAATTATTTTTGGTTGTACCAAGAAAATAAGCATGTGTTTTATCAAATTTCTAACGATGCACTGAAGATTGTAGATCCATTAATAGCAGAAGCGATTCACAAAGAAATCAAGAGTCAACATTCTGTACATGTATATGGTTCGATTTATGGATATATTGATTTAGTCCAGACGGAAAACCCCAAATTTACAATCAAACAAAAGAAAAATAAAGGAACTGGTAAAACATGCGAAAATCATGCAAAATACATGATCGAAAAAATAATTAAAGAAATACATTCAAATTTCGAATATTCTAAAGAAGAAAGTAAAGAAATTAATAAGATTCATTTGTGTTGTCAGTTAGAACTTCTATTGAGACATTATAGATATATAAAACATAACAATATGATATGGTTCTTAAAGTATGAAACATATAAATACATAAATTAAATTTAAAATTGAAAATATATAAAATTATAATAATACAACACATAGAATGGCAACTAACAATGATGTATCGATCACTTTTGGAAACGAAAATGATAAAGATCTTGATGCTGCAACAGTGAACGATGAGAACGAAGATGAAGAAATCAATGATAATGAAACAGACGATGATAATGATAATGAAAACGAAGGTGACAATGAAGATGTTGAAGATGAAGACGACGACGATGAAAATAAGGATGATGATAATGCGAATGAAGAAGAAGACGACGACGACGACGTATCCAAACAAAAAAATAAAAATATCCAAACGACAAATGAAAAAAACATATCTCTAACGGAACACATTAAGCAAGAGAGAAACGCACAAAAAAATATGAAAGTAAACGATACATCTTTATTCTGTGAAAGTATTTTACAACGACCGATATTGGTTGGATTTCACGAAATTGGGAATACAATTGAAGATGTACTTTTACAGAAACTAAAAGCAATTGAAGGTAAATGTGGTAAAGAAGGATTTATTAGACCAAAATCGATCGAAATTATCACATATTCTTCTGGTGTTTGTAAAGGCTCCGATGTTGAATTTATTGTGACATTCAAATGTTTGGTGTGTATTCCAGTTGAAGGGATGCGTTTAGTTGTAAAAGTAACTAATAAAACCAAGGCTGGTATTCGTGCTAACTCAAGAGATCCATTATGTCCTATAGATGTATTTGTTACCCGAGATCACAATTTAAAATATGAAAAGTACGATGAACTGGAAGTTGGTGATATTTTCGGTGTCAGAGTAATTGGATTCAGGTTCGAATTAAACGATACGCATATATCAGTGATTGCAGATATAGATGACGATAAACCAAACTCTATTTTACATGTTGTAGAAGAATAAAATTGGCTACACAAAACAGCTTTATTGTATATTTAATTTTTTTAAAATTGATTTAGAGAAACAAACCGATACAACGTGTCAATTTAATATGATGAATTTGAAGCGAATCAATATCGAGAATGTGCATTCTATACCAAGCAAATTTAGCGATGAATTTATGGTATTTTGCAAACAACATGATATTCAGCCACCGAATATTGGATCTAATAAAGGGAAAATGTTAGCGTGTATGCTAGAACATATGCATCATTATTGGGATCGATATACGTGCAATGCGTGGGTGGAGAAGTTTCAAATTCAAACGCGCGATTCTATACAAATTGCAAATAAATTTGAGCAAGATGGAATAAAAATGATCAATATGCGAGGTAAATATTGTATACAATATCCATTTGAAAAAACAATTAAGCCAGAAATGCGAAAAGGATTTAAATTTGACGGAAATGAAGAAGAAAAAAGCAGACAAATCAACATTATAAAAAAGAACATAGAATCAGATTATGTACAAGTCGCCAACTCTGAATGGCAATTAGGTCACAAGAACCCAGGTTTACCAGATAGTTCTCAGTGTAATCTCGTTTTACAACCCCCAATCCAAGCAAAATACAGAGATAATTTTATATTTATTGATACTTTCACAAAAATTCCGGTTCCTCATAAATTACAATCTATGTTAAATAAAAAAGAAATACGATTTTCACAAGAGCAAATCATAGCATATATAATGTTGTTTAACTCACTTATTGAGAATTAATTCTTAATGCGTTCTTTCGAAATTTCATAATATTCCTTATTTAATTCTATGCCAATACATTTTCTATTGTTTTTTTGGCATGCAATAGCTGTTGTACCACTTCCCATAAATGGATCTACAACTAATGCATTTTCTTTACTGAAAATACGAATTAAATGTTCTATCATTGCAATAGGTTTGACTGTAATGTGTGTATTATATGTCCCTTTTTCTTGCTTGGATGGTTTAGAAACTAAAAAGTTTTTGTCGTATACTTCATTAAATTCTTCAGTAGTCATCACATTTGCAGGAACTTTATCTTGATCTATTCCCACTTTATTCGAAAAATCAAGCAATCCTGTCTTGAAATTCAGTTCATTTTGGATGAATGTTGATTTTCCAATGGGTTTCATGGCTACACAAATAGGTTCAAAACACGATTTGATTTGAGGTGTTTTGAAATTCTTATACTCAGATGTTAATGTTTCCTTTTCGCTATCGCTTAATTTCATTTTTTGAATAATATGAGAAACAGACATCCCTTTGGGCATACTTTGTGTATATGTCCAATTTATCATATCTCTAATTTCAAATCCAGCAATATCACAACTCATCGCTATTGCGTGATATAATCGCGGGGAAGAGAAAGATAAAAAGTATGCTCCAGGTTTCATTTTTTTGTATAGCAGAGTTGCGAGTTTCAAATAAAAATCATATAATTGCTTTACTTGTTTTTTATCATATTTCATTCCTTTTGGCAAATGTTTAATATGACTATTTTTGGTATCATTTTTGAGCTGGTTCGCCGACCAATTATTGTCTAATTTGTCGATAAAGTATGGAGGATCCGTAATGACACAATCGATACTATTATCTTGCATGTTTTCCAACTCCTTCATACAATCATTGTGGAATAAAACAATATTTGATTTGTTTTCATTGCAGTACTCGTCAGATGAATTATGTATTGGTTCACTCGATTGATTATTTGATGGGTTTTCCAATATTTGTTGTTTACTTTGAATCATATGAATGAGATCTTGTTTTTTCTTGGAGGAGTAATTTGAAATGTCTAAGTCTTTGCACATTTGCATCAATTGAATTCTGGTGTACTCATTCAAGTTAGACATATTCAAAATTATATACAGATAAATAATACATAATGTTTTAATTCAATTTCATGTAAAAAAATGGATTTAAAAAATGAAATGTATTAAAGATTTGTATATAGTTTGTCTCAAAATGAACAGAGAAAAATACACAGAATTTGTCAGTCTCAAAAACAAAATAGATAAATTACCCAAAGAAAGTCATGTTGAGATTCTAAAAATAATTCAAAAACACAACACAAACTTTACAGAAAACAATAATGGAATTTTCGTTAATATGATAGATATGTCTCCTGTAGTTTTATTCGAAATCAATACTTTTGTGAATTACTTGAATATACAAAATCATGAAATTAAAGAATTTGAAACGAAAAAATCTGAAATAGAGTTATTGTTGTAATGATATTAAAAATAATTCATTTATTTACAATACTCAATTAAATATATGTCATTGGACACTTTGATGGCTTATGAATTATCGACACAACGAATAACATGTGTGAAAAAATCAATAGATACTTTATGTAATCATGTGTACGATACATCTAATAATGACAAAACCCTAGTTAAACGAGAAGTAAAAAAAACACAAACAAGTGAATGGATAACACCGAATCGCTCAAATTCTTTTTTTTGGATATTGTATATTATTATACACGGTATAGAAAAATACAATTTTTTCCATTACAAGGCAGAATTAGAAACGGATGAAATATTCAAATGGATCGAAATGTCTGCAAAACAAAATTTGGATACAGAATCAAAAATGTTATTGAGAAAGCACAAGTTGAATATACAAGATATAATGAACGATTTAGCGTGTACCATGAAATTTTCTATTGATGCTTTTGTGTGTATGTGTATAACAATGAAAATCCCTGTTATTTTGATTAGATCGAATTTTTGTATTGTGTACAACTCACAATTATCCACAACCTTATTTCATGTTGTGAATTATGATTCAAAAGAGTTGTACTATAAAAAAACAAATGCACCTAAACAATTTGTAGGACACACATTTAATTCTCCATTAAAAGCAATTTCTGGATATAAATTAAATGATTTACAAGAAATTGCTACTTATTGTGGTCTGAATATAATGAAATCAGAAAACAAAAAGTTAAATAAAGCGGAATTGTATAAAAATATAAATAGTTTTTTGTGGAATTATAAGTCTACTTAAAAATTTTTACAACGCGATACAAATGAAGTTTCATCCATACCATCCTTGTATGTGTCAATTTTTTTACCAGAATCAAGATACAAAATTGTTGGATATCCTTGAATGTTGTATGCATTTGAAATTTGTTGTTGGTTTTCGTCTTTTGCGTCACCTACATTTATTTTGATCATTTTATTATTGCCGTTTTTATTAACTTTAGCTGCAGCAGCATCCCATTCTGGTTTTATTGTTTTGCAGTGACCACACCAATCAGCGTAAAACAATACTAGTTTCTTACCGTTTTGTGTATCTTTTTCAAATGAAGTAGGATTCGTTTCAAATCCTTCTTGGCAAGTCCTGGAATACATATACACACATGCGATCACTACTATTGAAATTGGTATAATATATTTGATGTTTCTCTCGATTTGCTTCAAGTATTTTGTTTTCATATACATTATATAAATAGATTTTATAACACTCATAATTTAATTTGACTGAGTTGAGCTTTTTGATATTCAATTAGTTGTTTCTGTCTTTGAATGATATCCTTTTGTTGTTGTATATGGGTATTTGGATCTGGATAGGATATATCTTCTTGAAATGGATCGTTTGTTATAGTGGATTCAGATACTGGTGTATTATCTAATACTGGGTTTTCGTTGTAGTGCAATTGAAACAATGGTTTTTCAGACACATACATATACAGTAATACACACATAACCCCAATTAAAACAAAAGGTAATATTCTAAATATTCGAGTTTTTACGAGAGAAACAGATATATACTCTTGGTATACATACAAAAATACGAATACATAAAGAAAAACAGCTGAAAAATAAGTTGTCATCATAATCAAATTAAACGAACGAAATACATCAATAGAATCATTCATGTAAAATGTTTCACGATCAGCAATTTTATTCATCTCTGAATTATCTAGAATATCCTTTTCTTTACGAGAAATATCGGCTTTGTATAATGTTTGAAGGTTTTGTAGATGGGATTGCATTTCACTTCGTCTAGTTTCATCTGTTTCTGCATTAATCAGTTTGACAATATTACTATATTTTTCAAATCGTTTTTGGTACACATCTATTTTATCTTTCAATATTATGTCAACTTGCTCCTGTTGGTATTCATCATAACCTTTTCCATCTTTTTGCCTTGTAAACATGTAATACTTTTGTTCTGCGTCCCGTAGTAATTGAGGAGCACTTACATAATTGGATTTCGCAAAGTTCATATTTTGTTTCAGTTTTTCCTTGTTTTTTTGGTATAAACAGTCTTCATCACAATTTAGAGTGCCTTCTTTTGTCAAAGTATCTACCAACTCTACACCTTTTTTGAATATCTTTTCTAAATTTTTTGGTACGGTATGTAGCTTAGGATTTTTGCACATATCAGTATCTTTTGCGGCTGCTTTTATCATTTCATCGTTTGCACGTTGTTGTTCTTTTGCCAGTCGTTCAAGCGATGCGTCATTTGTACTTGTCATATTACAAAAAAGTGAGAAAAGAAACATTTGAACATGTACACTTATAGTCAAATTTTGTGGGTTTTATTGATATAAATTGTGGAACAATTCTGGATGTATGTTGCGTAAATCTAGGGACATTTGAGTAAACATGTAGCATCTAGCAGTCAATACAACATCATGCAATGCGTTGTGTAATTTAGCTACAACAAGTGAGTTGTGATCTTGAGGAAATATCTTTTCATGTAATTCTAGTAATTTTGGATATTTAAATGATTCTTTACCTTTATATGTCTTGACAATACCACACCGTTCAATATTCGATTTCATAGTACAATAATGTTGTGCTGCAGAATTAAATACAAACGAAATGTCATTCCGTTCGCATTCTTTTAGGATAAGAGGTTTATCAAAAGCGACATTGTGTGCTATATACATATCACAATCTTTTGTACTATACCGAAATGTGTTAAGGACATCAATTATATGTTTTCCTTTATCTTTAAGCATTTCTGTAGTGATACCATGTATATTGATACTACCTTCACTTAGATTGACACTTTCATTTACTTTGATATACTCTTCGTAAAATTGATGTTTTTTAGATTCAGTATCATAAACAAACCATGCCATTTGCACAATGTATGGTTGGGTTATGTGCAATCTACCGTATTCATATGTTCTAATGGGTAAACCAGATGTTTCAGTATCATAAAATGCAATTTTCATATTTGCGTTTTTTAGGATATATATATATTTGAATAATGAAGTATTTATTTCAATTTTTGAAATTATTATTCTAAATTAAATATATACGCACAAACTAAACACTATGTTTCGATTGAAATCAATTCATGTAGTATTTGTTTTACTTTTACTATTATTTGTTTTACACACACAATATTCGGTTCAAGAATATTTTCAAAACGATTCTGATAAAATATTAAAGTCACAAATTGTACCCCCCGTATGTCCTAAATGTCCGGATGTAGTAAACACATGTGGTAAATGTGAAAAACCACCACCATGTCCACCATGTGCAAGATGTCCTGAACCTAGTTTCGAGTGCAAAAAGGTTCCTGTATACAGTTCTAAATGGGATTCAAATACTTCTAGACTACCTCGTCCATATTTAGATACCATACACATGTAAGATTTATTTTTTATGTAATAAAATTTATATGTATATAATACAAAATGGATAATTTAGAATTAAACGAACACCAAACAAGTATTGTAGAACAAGTAGCACATTACAATAGCAGTGATGTAAATACTTTCATAGTGAATACAGAAAACCATCTAGAAGAACAGAAAAAACTTAATACAGTTTTGAATAATTCCGTAAAAGAAGAAGATATTGACTCTATTCACGAATTTATTGACACAAATGAACCTCTTATCGATGATCAGTTGCGTATATTGAAAGAACTATTTTCTTCACTCGAAAAAATCACAGAAGAAAACAAAAACTTGATGAATATGAAAGAAGAATACTTGTCGCTTATAAATTCAGAACAAGCGAATAAAGTTGCAAAAAAAATGCGTTCTATTCGTAAACTTAAAGATACTATCAACTCTTTTTTAGTGGAAAAGGGAATCATTGCGGCATAGACGATAAAAGTATATCTGAAATAAAATTATTTCTCTCGTTAGTAGAAACTTTGTATGTCTGTCGAATGAATACTACAATCAATGAAAAGCCACAAAAAAATTGTTGTATCATACTATGATTTCCTGTAATATATTGTTATCATATAAAAATATTAAATGTATATGAGCATATTTGCTATTGTATCTTACATATGATTATAAAATCTATCTTTATTCCGAATATAAAGAATAATATTACTTTTTATATTGGGCAAAATGCAGAAGAAAATTTTCAAATAATTGATAATGCAAAACAAACGGATTTATGGTTTCATATCCACCAACATTCATCTTGTCATGTAGTAGCATCCATTCCTGAAAAATACAATAAGAAACAACTTCACAGAATTGCTGTGCAAGGGGGATTATTGTGTAAACAGTATTCGAAATTTAAATGTCATTCAAATGTTAATATTGTATATTGCAAAGGAATGCACGTCAAAAAAACAGATATACTAGGACAAGTCGAAATACAACACGAAAAATACATGCTTTTATGAAGTATATATGTCTAGTGTTCTAGCGCTTGCGTCGGTTGCGTTTTTCACAAATTTAGGCATCCAAAAATAAGGAATCAACTTTTCATATTTACGCCCATAACGAATATGGAAAATACAACGATAATATTCTTGTTCTTTTGTTTGCGGAATCAAATACTTGTGACTAAATTTCTGAAATAAGCATGTTTGAACATGTTCTTGTATAATTTGATACCAAGATCTTTCTATACTACTCACACCGTCACTAAATGCTTCTTTTTTCCTCCATAACACATCATTCGGCAATAACCCTGAATCTTCAAATGCAGATCGTAGTAAAAACTTTTCACATATTTTTGAATCAACTGGTTGATTTTTGTTATTTTTCATTCCAATGAATCGTATGTCTGGTGAAATACTCATATATAATTTTACGAATGTTTTATCTAAAAATGGTGTTCGTGCTTCAAGACCATGACTGCTTATACTTCTGTCAGAACGAAGAACATCAAATTTGTGTATGTCTTTCAGTAGACGATGACATTCATCCGAAAACGATTTTGCATCAGGTGATTCATGAAAATACAAATATCCACCACAAACCTCATCCGAACCATCCCCATTGAAGATCACTTTAGCATCACTATGTTCAGATATATATTTTGCTACTAGATAATTTCCTACACTCGCCCTCACAGTCGTCGTATCAAAACTCTCGATTGCATGAATCACCTTTGGTATAGCTTCCAAAAAATCCTTCTCTTCAATGATAACACTTGTATGTATAGAATTTATATGATCAGCTACAAGTTCTGCGTATTTTAAAT